ACCTTGACCGTGTCGCCCGCGTCCATCACCTGGGAGATGTCGAGGGTGAAGATGCCGTTCGCGGGGAGTGAGGTGTTCGGGATGATCGACAGCCCGGCGAGCTGGATCAGGATCGTCGCCGCACTGGCGCCCGAGTTGGTCACCACAAGGTTCGTCACGATCGTCGTCGTGCTCGTCGGCACGGTGTAAACGCTCGTCAGGGTCGTCGAGGTGCTACCTCTGGACAGGCGCTTCGGCGTGTTCGCCATCGGTTACCACACCCCCATGATGCTCATGATCTGTTCGGACGGAGAGGAGCCGCCTCCCGTGGAGTTGGCCTCCAGATTGGACAGGCGGGTCTCGGTGTTGGTCACGCGCTTGTTCAGCGCGGCGCTCGCGTCGAAGCCGGTCGCATCCCCGAGGAGGGCGCCGAGCATGAAGCCGTCCCTGTCGGCCTTGATGACGTAGCCGGTGACGGTGGACTTCAGCTCCTGGTCATCGACGATGACGACGAGCGCATCGCCAAGTCCCCACTCCTTGCCGAAGCGGGCCTGGCTGTCTTCCATCGGGACGACCTGGACGTTGACCGCGGTGAACCCGGAGTCGGCCAGGGCCTCGTCGCCGGCCTGCTGAAGCTCGGCCCAGTCGGCCGTGTTGCGCTGGTCGACGAACAACTCAATGCGCCGGCCCCAGTCAGCCTCAGCGGCGATGGACTCAGCGGTGTCGGCTTCGAGGAACTGCCGGTCGGTGAGGTCGCCCTGGCCCGCCACGATGGCGCGCGTAACGCCGGGCGGGGAGATGCCGACCTTCTGTCCGGACAGCGTCCCGTTGCGGACGTCGAGCCGGACGAACGCTGTGCGGTCGGTGACCGCGTAGGTCTCGAAGACCAGGTTCGATCCACGCTGCACGACGCGGAAGCCGAGGTTGGCCAGGAGGGCGATCTCGGTCAGCAGGTTGCCGAGCACGGGGAAGCGGGCGGACTGGTTGATGATCGGCCCGCGCGCTCCGTTCGCGCCCATGATGAGCCCCGTCTTACGGCGGGCGGGCGGCGCTGACGGACCGATGTTGGCGTTGACGTACGCGTGCATGACGGTCTCCACCGCGCCGCTGCGTATGTCATGCGCCTCTGTCTGACTGGCCGCGTCAGCGTTGGACGGCTGCGGGTAGGCCAGTGCGTCAGCCAGACAGACAGTGTCTGACACGCCCTCGAAGGAGACCGTCCCGTCCGGGTCGGTGGGGGTCGAAGCGAACTCCGACGTGACCATCGGCCCGGACAGGAGGACGTCATCCGGCCCGGTGATGATGATGCCGGAGCCCGGCGTCCGGAGCGTGTCACACAGTGGGTGCTCGGACGCCAGGCTCAGCTTCCAGGAGCCGAGGTTGTTGAAGTTGTCCGTGAATTCGAGGACCAGCTCCTCGGGGCGGATGATGCCCCGACGAACCAGAGTCTTGTCACGCACCTCGACGGTGATGTCTTGCAGGCGCACTCAGATCACCATCCACTTCCGGGGATACCAGGAGCAGGTGATCTGCGAAGCGCTGGTGGTGTTCAACAGGGAGGCGACAGCTGTGGAGTCGCCGGGCTGGACGGTCCAGAAGCGTGGGGCAGTGTCCAACAGGTCGTACCGGTTGGCGCCGGTCCCGTCTTTCACCGTCCCCTTGCGGGTGTCGATGACCAACTTCTCCGAGGCGGTCAGGGTGCCGGTCCACTTCAGCGTCTCGCCCGTGGGCGAGGTGGCGGTGAAGTGGTCGCCCGGACCGCGGACCTCCCACACCGGGTAGGCCGCAGCGTCACCCGAGTTGGAGAGGTCGATGGAGCCGATCGCCTGCGAGGGGGCGATCGTCATGGTCACCATGTTGGTCAGGAACGCGCCCGACGTCCCGGCGCCGGAGATCGTGCGCACCTGCTGTTGCGAGCTGGTGAAGTACGGGTCGCCGGCCCGCAGGGTGATGACTGTCTGGAACTCGGTCTGCCCGATGCTGTCTTCGCCGTAGGTGTACTCGCCACCCCCGACGCGGTGCACCTCCGTACTCCACTGGGTCCCGTCGCTGTTCTGGAGGACCAGCGAGCACCCCCCGGCCAGCGCGAGGGCCAGCCGGGAGAGCTTCGCTTGCAGGTCCGTCCGGTCGAGCGCCAGGATCTCGATGGGGAGGTCGATGTCCCTGGTCTGAACTCGGGTGCCTCGGAAGACGGCGCCGTCTCCGGCGCCTTCCAGCCACTGGACCGAGACGGGCGGCAGGCCAAGGCCAGTCACGCCAGCCTTGGCCTGGAACCCGATCCCGAACTCGTCGATCTCGTTGAGGTTGATCGTGTCCGCACCGCTTACGAGCAGGAGCTTTGGCACTTACTTCACCATCCCATCCGGGCTCGGTTGGCGGCGGCGAACAGATCTTCCTCGGAGCCGAGGGATGAGCCGGGGGCCGCGTAGTAGTTGAGGGTCTTCGAGCTGCCTCCGGTCGAGGAGCCGGACCCCAGGGCGCTGCCCACCGCCGAAGCGATGTTGCGTGCCGTGGAGTTGGTGGTCTGTCCGATGAGCAGGCTGTCTTCCACCGCCGAGGCGATGTTGGACTGCTCGGAGAGCAGACCCTTGCGGAAGCCCTGACCGACGTAGGCGCCGATCTTGGCCAGCACCCGCGAGGGAGAGTGGATACCGAGCGCCTTCTTGATGGCCTTGACCATCGAGTCAGCGATCTTCAGCATCTGCTTCTCGATCTTGTCGGCCTGTGATTCCAGACCCTTGACCAGACCCTCAGCCATGTGGATGCCGTTGTCGTACATCACCTGGCTTGCGGTCTTGCCGACCTTGGCGGCAGCGTCTTGGAGCTGCTTCTCCAGGTCGTTGACCTGCTTGACGCCAGCCGCACCCGCACCGAGGATCGCCTCAGCCGCAGCCATGCCAGCCTGGGGGCCGGCCTGCGCGAGCTGATCGAACATCTCCGAGTTCAGGCCCAGCTTCTTCAGCCTGGCCAGCACGTCAGCGAAGTGCTTCGCCTGATCCCGAGCCTGCGTAAGCTGCTCGATGATCCCGGTGAAGCCGCCTTCCATGTTCGTGACGTTGGCGTCGTCGATGATCTTCTGCGCGATGCTCGCCGCGTAGTCGGCCTTCGCCTTCTTGAGGTCCGCGAGGGACTTCTTGGCGTCGTCGACCTTGGCCTTCAGCTTCTCGTACGAGCCGAGCAGCTTGTTGAGCTGCGCCTGATCGGCCTTGACCTTGGCGGTCACGGCCTTGCTGAGCTTGGCCTTCCCGATCAGGGAGGTCAGGTCAGTCAGGCTCTTCTTCACGTTGCTGAACTGCGACTCAAGGCCCTTGATCAGACCCTTGATGATCACAACACCGGCGTTGTAGAGAAGGACCTTGTCCTTGGGGAGCGGGCCCTTCCAGTCGGTCAGCTTGTTGGTGAGGTCACCGAGCTTGTTCTTGACCGAGCTGAACATGGACGTGATACCGGAGATGAAGCCCTTGATGAGCTCGATACCGGCGTTCTTCAGCGTCGACCCGAGCGAGCTCAGTCCGGCCTTCGCCTTACCGGGCAGCTCCTTGACCTTGGTGATGGCCTTGCCGATCCACTCACCCACAGCAGAGACGAGCTTGCCGAGGGCCGTCGTGGTGGCCGTGCGGATCGTGGTCCAACCCGTAGAGAAGAACCGGCCGATGGCCGCGATTCCGTCCGAGACCAGACCGCGAGCGCCAGTGAAGAACACTCCGATGTAGCCGCGGATCGCAGCGAAGGCTCCGGTGAAGGTGCCCTTGATCGCAGCCCAAGCGGACTTGAACAAGGCGCCGATCGCCTTGAAGCCCTTACCGGCAGCGCCGAGGATGCCGACGTTCAGGAACACTTCGAGCAGGCCCAGGATCGTGTCCCAGACGCCCTTCAGCATCCCCTTGATGCCTTCCCAGAGCTGCTTGAACCCTTCCTTGAAGGTGTCCCAGTTGCCGTGGAAGATGCCGTCGAACAGGCCCCACCAGATCTTGAAGAAGCCGGCGATGTAGTCGAAGACTCCGACGAAGAACCCCTTGAGTCCTTCGAGGACCAGGCCCACACCGTTGATCGCGGCGACGAGAGCGCCGGCCAGGATCTCGATGATGAACTGGAGCACCGGCACGAGGATCGGCATCAGGAAGTTGACGACCGCGAGCAGTGCCTGAAGGAACGGCTGAAGCGCCTCGACCACGCGAGAGATCGCGTCGGCCAGCGGAGGCAGGACAGCCTGGACAACCTCGGACAGCATCGGAAGCAGAGGCTGGATGACTGCCGAGATGATCTGAAGCGCGATGGCGA